CTTTGGCAACAAAGATCAGGTGCAATACCAAGTGTCTGTGTCTGCCAATGCTGATGCTCGTCAAGCAAACGCACAGGAAGTGGCACAACACGCTTTCTACTGCGCTACCCCACAAGGCAACTTGATGGACGGTCTGTATGCCGACCTGAAGCTGCAAGTTGGTTTTGAAAATGCGGAGGACTGCTAAATGCCTATTCCATTAAATCATGTAGGCGCAGGGGTTGTAACTCTTGCAGCGCCTACCAGTGGTAACGTAACACTGACATTGCCTGTTGCAGATGGTACAAGCGGTCAGGCGTTGACAACAAACGGGTCGGGCCAATTGGCGTTCACCACTGTCGGTGGCGGTGGTGGTACTGTCGGCTTTGAACAAACATTCCTTTTGATGGGGGCTTGATATGGCAACGGCTTACAAAGTATTGGGTCAATCAAACCCTGCGGCAACAACAAACACAACACTGTACACAGTGCCAGCGTCAACCAGCGCAGTTTGCTCTACGCTGTCCATTGCCAATCTTGGCGTGTCTACCACTTTTCGTGTGGCTGTAAGACCTGCTGGCGCTACGCTTGCTAACCAGCACTACATCGTCTACGACTCGGCCATCAACGCTGGCTCTGCGGTGTTTTTAACGCTTGGTGTATCGCTTGCTACTACGGATGTGGTGACGGTCTATGCGGGGACGGCTAACGTAGCGTTTGGATTGTTTGGCTCTGAGGTGTCGTAATGTCAGTACGCTTTTTAAACAACAACGCCAGCAACAACACTGACGTTGCGGCTAAGACGTTTCCGTCTGTTGCGCCTTGGAGAAGAAACCCAAGCTGGCCTGTTTGTGAAGCCAACAGCGGAGACAATAGAGTGCGTGGTCTTTACGCCGTGTGGCCTGATGGGGCTAACTTCATAGCGTTGACCGTGTCTGCGGCGTACACCGTTGACTTTGGTGACGGGACAACAACAAACTTTGCTTCTGGTGTACAGGCCAACTACGAGTACAGCTATTCGGCTGCTTCGCTGGTGGGCACAGAGGCTCCCGTGACGTTTACTGATGTTGGCGACCTTGTTACCCGTACAGCCCACGGCTACACAAACGGTATGCAAGTTCAGTTTTTTAACATTACCACGACCACGGGCATTGTCAACGCTCAGTTTTACTTTGTCATTAACGCCACAACCAACACATTTCAAGTCGCAGCCACTGTGGGCGGCGCTGCTTTAACGCTAACCAATGATGGTACAGGTCAGCTATTGCCGTACAGAATTGCAACGGTAACAATAACTCCACAAGCAGCAAACAACCTGACAAGCATCAACTTGTTTGTTAAACACAACCAATCAGGATTGGTTAATGGATATGTCACAGGCTGGTTAGATTTGGCTTACGCAGCGTCAACCATTACATCATTAACGCTGGGGTCATTTTCAACAACAGTACGCCACAACTACATTGAACGTGTACGACTAAATGAATTAGGTGCAATTACAAATTTTAGTGCTCTATTTCAAAATTTAAGAGAGTTACAAAACATAGAAATTGCCAGCACAATTACAACTTTAACAAACACTAGCAGTATGTTTGGCACTTGCACCAGTTTACAAACAGTACCATTATTTAATACTGCTTCCGTAACAGACATGAGCAGTATGTTTACTGGTTGCGCTAGTTTACAGACAGTACCTTTTTTTAATACTGTTGCTGTGACAAACATGAGCGCGATGTTTGACAATTGCCGCAGTCTACAGACCGTGCCTTTATTCAATACTGCTTCCGTAACAAACATGAGCAGTATGTTTAACAACTGCGTCAGTTTGCAAACATTGCCTTTATTTAATACTGTTGCTGTGACAAACATGAACTTTATGTTTAACGGCTGCTCCAGTCTACAGACCGTGCCTTTATTCAATACTGCTATTGTGACAAACATGGGCGGTATGCTTCAAAGTTGCTTCAATCTGCAAACAGCACCTTTATTCAATACTGTTCTTGTAACAAGCATGAACAGTATGTTTAATAATTGCTTCAGTCTGCAAACAGTACCTTTATTTAATACTGTTGCTGTGACAAGCATGAGTGGTATGTTTGCCAGTTGCTCCAGTTTACAGACAGTACCTTTGTTTAATACTGCTTCCGTAACAGACATGAGCAATATGTTTAGCAACTGCACCAGTCTACAGGCCGTACCATTATTTAACACTGCTGCCGTAACAAACATGAGCAGTATGTTTAACAACTGCTTTAGTTTTGCTGCTGTTCCTGCCTTAGTCACAACAGCAGTTACATCTTCAGGAAATTTTGCAAATATGTTTGCCAATTGCAACTCACTTGCACGCATCCAAGCCAAAAACTTTTGGTTTACATTTAACGTTTCAAACTGCAAATTGTCTGCTACTGCTTTAAATGAAATTTACACTAACCTACCCGTAGCAGTTAGTCAGACTATCACGGTCACTAGCAACTACGGCACAGCAACAGACGACCCAACTATTGCAACGCTTAAAGGCTGGACAGTAACAGGATAAAAACATGGACGATACATCAGGCTTTTACAAACTCGATGGCGACTTGCTGTTTGGCCCAAACTTTGTGCTGAACGCCAATTACGAATTGCGCCGCGAAACAAAAGATCAGCACACCTACCCAACAGACGGGTGGAGTTGGTTTGACTCAAACGCAGAAGCCAGAGCTTTCTTTGGCTTGCCGCCATTGGAAGCAGAATGAAAATAGCTGTCTACGCCATCAGCAAAAACGAAGCGCATTTTGTCAAACGATTCTGTGCTTCAGCTAAAGTAAAAAATTGGTAGAGTAAGCCATGTTTGGTTTTTCTACCTTTTCAGAAACTCCGTACTCGACCCTGCCTTTTAGCGGGGCGATTTATAACGCCAGCATAAGCGAAGCCGCAAGCGGGGTTGATGCCGTATCAGCGTTTGTTGTGTTTGGTGGCGCAATCAGTGAGTCCGCCAGCGGGATTGACGTTGTTTCAGCGTTGGCTGCTTTGGGGATCGCCATAGCGGAGTCGGCCAGTGGGATTGATGCAACGTCCGCGTTTGCGTCATTTAATAGCGCTGTTGCCGAAACAGCCAGCGCAGTTGACGCCCAGAGCGCATCCCTAACACTGCCAAGTAGCATTGCCGAAGCCGCAAGCGGAGTTGACGCCACAGCAGGAAGTGCAGTTTTTACTTCTAGCGCTTCTGAATCTGCCAGTGGTCTTGACACAGTTTCATCATCTGCGCAGTTGGGGGGTGCTATTTCTGAAACCGCCAGCGGGGTTGATGCAGCTTCCGCCGTTGCCTCGCTTGGGAGCGCAGTCTCCGAAACCGCCAGCGGAGTTGATGATATTGCGTCGTCCCCCGTTTACACTCAGTCAATTGTTGAAACCGCAAGCGGAGTTGACGCCATAGAGGGAGCTGCAGTTTTTACTCCTGTTATTTCTGAAACAGCAAGCGGCGTGGACAGTGTGGCAGCCTTCTCAGGTGTTGGCAGGAGCGTATCTGAAACAGCCAGTGCAGTTGATTCCGTATCCAGTCTCGCAGTGCTTGGTGGCGCAATAGCCGAAACCTCCAGTGGTATTGACACAACTTCAGCCCTTGCCTCGCTTGGAAGCGCAGTTTCTGAAACAGCCAGCGGTGTAGATACCGTAGCGGGTCTTAGAGCGTTACCCGGAGAAATTTCAGAAACAGCAAGCGGCGTGGACAGCAGTTCAGCATCCCCCGTTTTGGCGTCTTTGGCTTCCGAAACAGCCAGCGGGATTGATGCGGTATCCACATTGACGGTGCTTGTTAGCGTTGCAAGCGAAACCGCAAGTGGTCTGGATAGCAACGCATCTACCGTTGTTTTCACATCTTCTGCTTCTGAGACTGCAAGCGGGATTGACACAGTTTCTTCTCTCGCCACGTTTGGCGGAATTGTCTTGGAAACGGCAAGCGGTATTGACTCGACGGTCGGGTTTATCAGCTTCCCATCTTTAATTTCTGAAACGGCAAGCGGCGTTGATGCGGTATCCGGCGCTCAAACAATGGTGGCAAATGCCGCTGAAGCAGCAAGCGGCGCGGATTCAGCAAGCACCCTTGTTTCGGTTGGTGGCGTAGTTTCCGAGACTTCCAGTGGAGCCGATGTGGTTGCCGCCCTTGCATCGCTTGGCAGCGCCATTTCCGAAGCCTCCAGCGGGGTTGATGCCGTAGCTCCTGCCGTAATCCGATCAGGCAGTGTTGATGAAACAGCCAGTGGGATAGACAGCCAAAACGCAGTGGCCGTATTCCAGTCGCAGGTCACAGAGGCATCCTCAACCCAAGACATTGTGCTTGGCTTCATGTTGGCGGCGGCACAGATTTCAGAGTCTGCCTCTGGTGCGGATCAGGTCAGCGCCCTTCGTGATCTTGCTGCTGCTGTTGTAGAGGCTGTTTCCGGCTTGGACGAAGTGTCAGCCAGTGCAGTGTTCCAAAGTATTTTGCAAGAGATTGCCACCTTAACAGATTCTGTTAACGCTCCGGGGTCTACTTATTCAGCACTAATTGCTGAGTTGGCAGCGCTACAAGATGTAGTGCAGGCGGCAGCCATATTCCCCAGCGCCGTCATAGAAGCAACTACAGTAGCAGAAACCAACAACGCGGCGCTTACAGCACTTGCTGCAGTCGAGGAGTCCGCGACCGCCACAGACGTTACATCAGCCTTAGCTGTTTTTGCTGCACAGACGGCAGAGTCTGCCAACATTGCTGACGAGGTATCGCCTCCCGGATCAATCTACAACGCCATAGTTCTGGCGGTTGCGCAGATGCTGGATCAGGTCAACCCACCCGGCTCGATCTACAACGCACAAGTTCTAGAGTCTGCAACGCTTGCCGATTCCCTGATTGGCGCGTTCCTCTGGATTGATGTTAACGATGACCAAATTGCCAACTGGGGTGATATAAACAATGTTCAGACAACAACATGGTTGGCAGTAGATGACAGCCAGACAACAAACTGGCAAAATGTCAACAATACGCAGACATCTGGTTGGACGGATGTAGACGACACCCAAACACCGGGCTGGAACCCGGTTCTCCCGTAAGGATTTACTATGTCAAGCAGCTTTTCCAATCTTAAATTTGAGCTAATCGGCACGGGCGAGCAGTCCGGATCTTGGGGTACAACCACTAACTCCAACATCGGCACGGCCATTGAAGAGGCAATTGTTGGCATGGATACTGTGAACTTTGCCACGGATGCCAATAAAACCATTACGTTAACAGACACGACAGCCAGCCAGTCTGCACGTAACTTTGCATTAAATTTAACTTCTTCTGGCAGTTTGACTGCGACCCGTACATTGTTTGTACCAGCGATTGAAAAACCATATTTGGTCATCAACAACACAACCGGTGGGCAGTCCATCACAATCAGCAACAGCAGTGGTACAGGCGTAACCATCCCTAATGGACGCCGTGCATTTGTATACAACGATGCAACCAATGTTAAGCCCGCAGATACGGTAATTTACAGTGCTTTGCTTTCAGGCCAAACTGCCAATAACGTGACAGCTGTTGCCGCCTCTGACATTGATTGCTCCACAGCCACCTACTTTACAAAGACGGTCGCAGGCTCAACAACCTTTACTTTTAGTAATCCACCCGCTACAGGAACGGCCTTCGGGTTTACCTTGCAGTTAACTTACACAAGTGGTGCTATTACATGGCCTGCTTCTGTGTACTGGCCTAACAGTGTTGCACCATCGTTTTCTGCGGGAACTAAGGCTTTGTTGATGTTTGTCACTAGCGATGGCGGCACAGTATGGCGGGCTGCTTCTTTGACTGGCTACGCAGCTTAAGGAGTTGGCATGGACATTACGAGCACTCTTCTGGCGGCAGCCAGCGCAGGGGGAACTCAGCCCGGCGTAACATGGACTAGCAATACACCTAGCCCAGCTCCTGTTGTATATTGGAGAGACTCCGCAACGTCCGGGTCAGTCACTTTACTCCTTGGTACGGGCAATACCATCTCGTACAGCACCGACACAGTTAACTTCAGCCTATACACAATCACACCGTCAAACCCTAGTGTTACGATCACAGGTGTTAGTTATGTCAACTCACAGTTTGTGGCGTTTGGCTCTCTGGGATATATTGCCGTCAGTTCAAACGGATTGACTTGGACGGAGAAGACTGCGCCCGTATCTGCTACGTTAAACGGTGTTGCTGGTGACGGAACTAATATGGTGACGTTTAGTGGCTTTTTCTCATATAAAACATCAGATAACGGTACGTCTTGGACAACCGGAACAACCATTGGCCCCGCTACAGTTCAAAATACAGCAAGGTCTTTGGTATACGCAAGTTCTTTATCTTTATGGGTAATGAGCGCCAACATGAAAGCGTACTCTAGTA